AGGGATGCTGGTACGATACAACAGGTCTGGACAAAAAGAAAGAGGCGATCCGAAGACCGCCTCAGTTGGTATACACAGGGAGGGTGTATATACCTTTTATACGCCAGGAGAACCAAAGACGCAACGTGGATCCGAAAACCCAAAGCTGTAACGCTCACGGGCTTTAAACCGCATGTTACCAGTGTCAAAGTCCGCTTCCATGTTCGTTGAAAGAGGCGTCCGCTCAAAGTGGATAAATCCACGGGGAGCATCGGTCAAAACAAAAAACGCATCGGGGTCATTGAGGAAGTCGTTAACGGCATAACCGCCGGGCAACATTCCCATAGATCTCATTGCGTTTGTGTCATTGTCCGCAGTACCCGAACGAAGATTAGAAGCGAGGATCCGCTCTGCAACAAACTGTAGTTGCCGTGGGACAATCATCTTCAGACCACGAAGAGCAACCTTCAAACCACGCTCATCAACGAAGCCAGCGATGTTGATAAGAGCGTCCTCAAGAGAGGTTTCGTTCAAATCAGCGGCTGAAACGTTGTCAAGAACACCACCGTTAGTCAGTGGGTGGGTTGCGGAACAAAGTGCGACACCGTCACCACCCGCAGAAGCACCCGCAGTAAACGCATTGTTAAGAACCGCAGCGGCTTTAACTTGCTTACTGTGAGCCATCGAACGAGCAAGGGCTTTGGTATAGCGTGATCCAAGACGATCATAGAGATTGTCCTCGATTGCTTCTTCAGTAATCGAAAAGGCCAACGCCAGAGTTTCGTGATTGTAACGAGCGGTGTACGCTTCGTTGGCATCATCGTAACTTACGTTTGAACCTTCCGACTTAGTAGGCGCGGCGCCAAAACCCGAAAGCATAACTTCTTCCTCGAACGCTCTGTCCGATGATTCAGTTGTGTAGATTTCCGAGTGTTGACCTTCGTACCGGTCGTATTCCATTCCAAACAGTGCGTTTAGGCCGGGTTCTAGCTCTTTCGCTAGTTGTGCGCGAGAAATAGCCATAATCTATACCCTTCCTTATACGCCTGTTGTCGTAATAGTGGCCGCTACAATGGAACCCGTAGGCGCATTGAAGTGGTTGTTTAGACGAACGATTAATGGAATGCCAGCAACAGTAAAGTCACTATTTTCTGGGTCATCAAGGACGCCCACAATACGACAGAACAATGTGTTGGTAGCTGCGATGGTATTCAAATCCACAGTTGCGGAAGACATACCAGTAGTGTTTGAACCACTGTTACCTGTAGCTAACGCAATGTTAGCAAAGACCCCTGCACGAACTTCCGTTTCAGTGTTTGCCCCAGCAACAACGTTAGACGTTGCAATGGTAAACAGTTGTGCAGGGTTGTCGTAAATAAACGCTTTTACAGGAAAGTTAGCGTCCGCGCCAGATCCAGGCCAGTTATTGGAAAAGATCGTTTCACCAGTAGTTGAAGAAACGTATTCACATCCATTGAACACACCAATAGTAGACACGTTACCGCCAGCCGCAGCTTGCAGATCGTCAATGACCCCCGCGGCCAGCGGAATAACCGCCATACCTTGGTAGATCCTATTAGTGTTTCCAGACGCGATACGATATTCAGTCGTACCAGTGGTGTTAGCGGCGGAACCTAAAACACCATACGGGCGGAACCCGAATGCGCCATTAGTATTTGCCATGATAGCACCTCAAAGATTATTCGGAGCCGCTTCCGCGCCCTCCGAAAGTTACACGGGATTGCCGGTTATTACTAATCGGCATTGAAGGATGTTGCTCCTTCATTAAATCAGAATCTACAGCGACCATTTGATCTCGGGTCCGTAACCCGTAGTAATCGGCTCGTTCTTTCGCTGTCTCTTCAGGTAGCCTGCAAAGCATTAGTCCACCGTTTCCGATTATCCCAAGGTACTGTCCCTCATCGATAGTAGGGAAAGCACGGTCGGGGTACTCATCTGCGCGAACAGGTTCCCATCCTTCGCGAAGTTTGGAATAGACATTAGTCTTGTCTTCCTCACCACGCATAGATACTCGGATCCATCGTTGCACATAACCCTCTGGGGGGTTGGGAGCCTCTAATCGTTGGGGCGGAGCCCATGGTTTACGCCGCTCAGTCTTTTCACGAGTTGAGCTTTCTCGATTTTTTCTTTCAGTCATGGTCTAATCCTTCACAAATTTTGCGTATTCAGCGAGAGGAACGTTAAGTTTCTTCGCCATAATAACCTGCCTCTGGGTTAACCGAACCGATTTAGTACGCTTCTGATTAGTGTTACGAGAGGCTGAGGATGCAGCAGAAGCGACCTGAGCACCCCCTCCCGATTTCTTAACGGAAAATTTACTCGGAAACTCCGAACGCATTCTCTTATCTACTTCTGTATAGTAGTCTTCTGACGCTGGGTCAAATCCTTCCTGAGTTACCATCTTATTGTGGATGGCAAACACGGAAGCGGTCATGACATCGTCATCACCAAACCACTTGTTTTTCTTGGCCCAAGCATCGGCTTTAGGATCAACTTGTGGCTGGGCTTGCTGTGGCTGTGGCTGGGCTTGCTGCTGTGGCGCTGGCTGTTGAGCTTGCTGTTCCACCCGTTGTTTAGCGGCGGCAAACCGGCTTTCATCGTACTGAGCCTTATTCAACGCTTTCTGCGCTGCCAACATAGCCTCGGTGTCACCTTCGTCCGCGGCTTGAAGATACGCTTTCTCCGCAGCGGAAGTCTCTGACTGAACACGGTTTCCGTATTCGTTAAGGTAACCAGAGTCTAGTTGTTGCACCCGAGCTTGTAGCTGCTGGTTCTCCGCGGCTAACTTCTGCGCGACCTTAGTAGCTTCTTCTCGATTGACCTGTTCATCACGGTAACGCTGGTTAAGCTGGCGTATGCGTTTCTGCACACCCTTGCTATATTCATCCAGTTCTTCCGGATCAGCCGCCGCAGGCTCTTCAATAATCTCAATTTCAGGTTCAGACGTAGCCTCTTTGGGCTCCTCATCCGTACCTTCAATCTCAATTTCAATCTCTTCTTCTACCTCGTTAGACATGTCTGACATCATCTGGCTCCAGCAATGTTGCGATCACTTCATCGTCATTAAGGATACGAACCTCCCCACCCTCGATCTTAAACCGAGATCCGGAGTACCTACCGATGCAAACCCATTGGCCTTCTTTACACCAGGGTTTACCTTCAAACTTGTTTTGATCCTTGTAGGCAAGGGGGCCCAACTTGAGAACGTATGCCACAACAGTAGCAACAGTTTCTCTCTCCCGAACTTCATCGGGAATATGTAGGCCAGAGGCTGTCTTTGATTTTCCTTGATATGGCATGACCAAAACCCGCCATCCGGTAGGTTGTGGTAATCGTTCCATCAAGGGCTTATCCAGAAGAGATGGGTCTAACACCCGCGCTTCTGGGGGAACATATGCTGTCTCGGATACGTCTTTAGATTTTTTGTCTTTAACGCTTTTAGCTACATGTTCAGGAAGATATAATGTCTTCGACATCGTCTTGATTCAACTCCAACAGGGTCTTGATTTCTTCTTGCGCGTGGGAAAGGCCCCGAATTTCCCCGACAAGCATCTTGTAGTCTTCCCAAGTTTTAACACTACCTTGGGACATAGCGAAGGAAATGTCCTTCTCCCTTGCACGAAGAACTTTGTATAAGTGCTTAGAAAAGTCTATGACATCCATGACGGTATCCGTATGGAGGTCATATAAGGTTGTCAATCATCGTTGTATATATTGTCGAAGATTTTGGTAACGTCTAAAGTGTAATCCAAGTCAGACTTAGAGTAATGTATGTGTTGAGAAGGGCGGAAGTCAGGTGCGCCCTCGCCCGTTTCAAACCAAGCAGGGTGCGTTACCCGAACCCTGTTGTTTGGAAGAGCCACAATATTACCAGTGTACTCACCAGCATCCAACAACTCCAATACATGGCTCTGCTTATGCTGGGCAGGATCGTCAGCTATCTCGCTGTCAGTGTAATCCACTGTAAACAAGTACTTTGCAGGATAGAACTCGCTATCTATCTTTGCCATCCAAGGGCAAGGCGTTGCCCTGTCTAACTTGTAGACCGCATGAGTATGCGATGAACAGTCCCAAGGTTGGGTCGAATGTACCGGCATTGGCATAGGCCACTCCTCATACGGAGTATCCGCCACTAATGCCGTGATTGGCATTCTCGCCCACATTGCGCCACCATGCACGTTAGGTGTGTCTTCTATGTCCGCCTCACAACCAGTGAAGATAACTTGAAAACTCAGACACCTATTAGGCATGGTAGTGACGGCAACCGCCATCGCATGTAGAAACTCCCCGTGATACCCATTATGATTATAGGTATATTCACGCCGCACCCAGCATTTAAAATGTGGGATGTTACTTTGTAAATATGGCATTAATACGTCATACCCCTTTTGTTGTTGAACCGGACATCACCAGCGCGAACTCGTCCACCAGCCGCATATCCCTTAGACTTAATCATGCCGCCGTTTTTCAGAGCTTTTCCTTTATCTTCTTTATCGATAAAGTCTTTTTGCTTCCGAGGCTTTGTGTCTTGTTCGGGACTACGCATCTCACCGTCATCATCTTTATATGCCGTGCCAGAAGCCCCATCTGGATGCAAAACGTCCGCAACCATCTCATCAATACGCTCTGCTTGTGTCTTCTCTTTTTTCTTTTTGGGACGCAATTTAGGTCGAAGGGATCTTTCTACAGACATAACTGTCTCCTTAATAGATAGAATGTTTCGTTGGATCTTCTAAAAGTGTTGGGACACAGTACGCTACAGCGCGATCTGCCGTGGAAATCCCATGAGTTGAGTACCTCTTAACCAAAGACTCCGCTACTTTGTTGCA